TGGTCGGTGGTGGCACGCATCACTGCGGTGCCAGCATCGGACGGGACGGCATAGCGGCCAGGCAGAATCTCCAGAGCATCGCGCTGCCAGAACACGTTGATCGCCGAAGCGCCAGTGTTCAGCCAGTTCAGCGGTGCAGCGGCAGAAGCGGCAACCAGTTGCACGTTCTTGTACTGCAGTTCTGCATCGGTGGCCGGTGCGGTGGCCGCGATGATCGGGGGGCTGATCACCATCGTGGTGCTGTTGGTCACGCTGATGACGCGGAAGGTCTTCAGGCGGCCAGTGGACACTTTGGTGATGTGATGCACAGCCTCGATGCCGTCAATGGTGAACGCGTCGCCAGCCACAATGCCAGCCGTGTTGTTCACGACGACAGACTGGTAGCGGTTGTCCACGTTGATCTGGCCGCCAACAGCGGTCGAGGTGGCCTGCGGCACGTACTGAGCCTGGGCACCAGTGGTGTCGATGGTGGTCGTGCCACCACCAGCCACAGCGATGCGGTTGGCGTAGTCGAACTTGTAGGTGTCGAAGCCTGCGACCATGCCGACGAAGCTGCGCTCGTAGGCACGATCAGACTTCTGGTTGCCGAACGAACGCGAAGCCTGGGACAAGTTACCGGCCAGACCGTTGTAGTCACGGCTGGACAGGCCCAGGAAACGGTCGTAGTCAGGCACGCCCTGCTCGTTCATGATGGTATCGCACAGGGCCACATCGTCATAGTCACCGGCAGCGGTGGAAACAGGAACGACCAGCGTGCCTTGGGCAGCCGCCACGTTCATGATCGCCACGTTGATGTCGGAGGCCAGCTTCTGCTTGGCGCTCTCGCCCAGACGACCTTCTTGCAGCGCATCGCGCAGGTCGAGGGTGGTCATGGTCCAGGGCACGGTCTGGCTGAAGCCCAGGGTCGCAGGAACAGCCAACTGGGTCATGTTCTGATACGTCACGGGAGTGCCAGGAGTGCTGTTCTGGGACTGCGCGATGTAAGGCTGCGGACGCCAGATGGTGTCGTTGGTGCGAGCCATCATCGTCTGGTCGGTGTTGTAGATGTTGACGTGACGCGACAGCACCAGCAGGTCTTGGAAACCTTCGAGGATGTCTTCAAACGCAACGCGCTCTTCTTTCGAGAAACTATTGGCCATGATTGGCTCCTATAAAAAATCAGTTTTTGGATGCTGCTCGTTTTTGCGCTCTGTACTGAGTGACTTTTGTGTAGTTCCCAGTTTTCGCAGCTTCTTCTCGCAGCCGTTCGAGGGTTGAGTCCACCGCCCCAGATACTCGGCCAGTTCCTGACACGATTCTCTCGGGTGGCGGGGCTGCCTTACGGTTGGTAACTTTCAATTCTTTCTCCAGTTTCGCTACCGCAAAGGCAAACTTCACGGGGTCTTTGATATCGGACAACTCCTTGGCCTTCTTCGGATTCTTGCCGAGTGCGTAAATGACGAGCGCAGGGTTATCTGCACCTTGAAGCACCACGCCCTGCTGGGTGATGTTGAAGAGTTCCTGGGCCACGGCCTCGGCATCCTCAAAATCTTTGACTCGCAGCTCAGCTTTCGCCCTACCGTAGCCATCCAGCTTTGCCTTCCACGCCTTTTGCTGATTCATAACTTCAGCTTCCTGCGCGGCCTGCATCTCGTCGGCTTTTCGCTTGCGCTCAAACCAACCAGCCAGTGCCTCCTCGAATTTGTCAGCGTCGTAGTCGTGATCTTCCAGTTTCGGCTTTGGTCCCAGCACGACCGGCTTGGTCTCAGTCTGTGCGGTTGTCTGCAGCTTGCTCTGTAGCTCGCGGTTCTGACGTTGCAATTCTCGGTTCGTCTTACGCAGCTCGCGCACCCATTCCGGCGCATGAGTCTGTTCTTCGGGAGGTGGCGCTTCCTCACCAATGGAGACGATTACCTCGTCCGACTCGCCCTCGCCATCTTCGGCATTCTGGCCATCGCCCTGGTCACCAGTGGATTGATACTCACTGGTTTCTTGCTCAGAGCCTTGGCCTTCGTCCTCGATAACTACGGTCTCATCGTCTTGGCTTTCATCTCCTGATACTGCCTTTTTACTCATTCTCTGACCCCATCAAACTCACCCATTGACACGGCTGGGTGGATGCCGTTTATCACATTCTCGCGCTTTTTCATTTACCTGACAACAGGCTGAATGATCTGGCCACGCAGAATCTCCTGCACGGCCTCTGCATTTGTGAGCGCCATGTTCTGGGCTGTCTCGTCAACCTTGCCGAGTGTCTCGAGCGTCTTGGCTCGGCTGAGTTCTGCGTCGGCCACGGTCTTGACCGTGTTGGCACGGGCCTGCGCCGCCTTAGCGGTGGCTTCCTCTGCAGCAGCCTGGAGGTACATGGCATTCGGGTCTTGGGGCTTGCCTTGCATCTCGGCCATGAGGTCTTTGGCTTCTTCCTCGGTCGGCTCGACCACACCCATGCGCAGCAGCTTCTTGCGGAAATAGGCATTGGCATCGCCGACGCCCTCGCCCTCCATGTTCATCATGGCCATCGCCGTCAGCACCTGGGCAGTCTCTGGGTCTTGCGTGATCTGCAGCATGCCGGTCAGCGCCCTGACGGTCGCCTGGCGCTTGCTCGAGCTGGACGGGCCGACGTCTGCGATCACATCGAAGGTGGCGCTGGACAGGTCGTTTTCCATGACCACCTCTCCGGTCTCTTGGTCAATGCTCGGCTGCATCAGCTCGACCATGCCAGCCTCGCCAGTGGCCGCCACCGTCTTCATCTTGCGCTTTTCTTCGGTGTAGATGTCCCTTGCCATCGAGAGCCAAATCTCTCCGCAGCGCTTCATGCCCTTGGCAAAGTTGGACATGTAGATGTAGGCCTGGCCATCGACACGGGCCTGGATCATTTCGACGGCTTTGCCTGACATGCCGCTGACCATCTTGTCAGCGCCTTGCTGGTTGCCCAAGATGTCCTGCATGTCGGTCTCGGTGATCTGCAGGAGCGCGGCCATTGCCGGTGGGATTTGTGGGCTTTTCGTGTAGGCCACGGGACCGCTGACGGCTTGGTTTCCGTTCTGGTCGGTGATCGGGTTTATCAGCAGGTACGGGTAGTCCTTGAGGTTGTCCTCGGACCACATGACCTGATGGCCAGCCACCTGCTCAGGCGTGAGGATTGGCTTCTCGACGCTTGACAGTGCGCTGATCTCGCCCAGCTTGGAGAGCTGCATGTTCTTCAGGCGCTGGGCATCCTTGGCCAAGCGCACATGGCCCATGCAGCGCTCGACGTTATCGACGAACCAGCGCTTGCCGTAGACGACCACAATGGGAATGCAGTTGCCTGCGATGTAGCCAGCGTCCTCAAGCACTCGGCCACCGGACATGACGTACTTGCGCACGCGCTTGCGCTTGACCTTCTTCTGGCGCACCTCGCGGGTGCCGATGGCGGCCAGCGTTTCCTCGAGGGTCTCGTCGGCTGCGAAGTCGGCCTGGCTGTAACGCTCCTCAGTGCCGTCGATGGCCTGGAAGATGCGGATGGTCTCGGTCTTTTCCTCGACCTTGAAGTACTCGGCCACGTAGACCACATCAGGCGTGCACCAGTCGAACTCGTACTGGTGGATGATCTTGGGCCAGTCTGTCGGGTCGTCGCCCCAGGTGTCCTTGTAGGCCTGGCGGGTCATGCTGGTGACCACAAAACAGAACTTGGCGTCGCTCTTGTCCTGGCGCTTGGCACCGAGGTCGAAGAACACCGAGCTGTCGGCGTCGAAGATCGGCTCGATGCGGATGCGCTGCCGGTCGTCCTCTGGGTCTTCCTCGTCCTCGTAGACCGTGCGCAGACGCCAGGCTCCGATGCCACCGCCGACCGCCTCCTCGAAGGCATTGTCGTAGGCCTCGTCGGCCACGGAGGCCTGCTCGTCGGCTCGGTACAGGCCATCGCAGACCTCGGCCAGACGGTCGTTCTCGGTGCCATCCTTGGACACGAAGTCCACCGTGATCCGGTTGTTGCGGTACTCGTTGACGACTCGGATCACGGCCAGCATGATCTTGTTGACCTCGAACTTCGGCTTGTTCTCGTACTGGTCCCAGAGTGGGCCTTCCCACTGGCTGCCTGCCAGGCTGTAGAAACGCCGATCCTGCAGGCACTGCAGGCGCTCGTCGCGCAGTGCGCTCTGAACGTCGTCGAACTGCGCCAAGGCTTCTGAATGAAGGTTGGCAAGGCGCTGGTCGTTGGAGATTCTGGCCATAATTAGTTCCTCAATTTGTGCGATTGTCTCACCACTTCTTTACGTTTGGCAAAGGCGTGAAGACGGCAGGCTTGGCCGCACTGGACCGCCGCACCGCCTCGCAGGCGTATCGCAAGGCGTCGATGACGTGGTTTTTCTTGTCCTCCAGGATCGGCAGAATCTTACCTGTCAGTGGGTCTTGCTTATAACTGTAAAGGGTCAGCTCGTCAATCGTGTGGATGCAGCGTGGGTGCACCACGATGTCGTAGTTCTTCAAGAACTCGATGCCTTCCTCGACCGACTTCGGGCCTTTGACCGCCGTCATGATCTTGGGAAAGCCGTTCTTCTTCATGTGGCTGATGGTCTCTGGCCTAGCCGAGTCGGCCACGATTGGCCACTTCTCGGACTCTGGCACGGTCATAAAAAGTTCTGGGGTGTTCACGATCTCGCAGCCCACCATGTAGGCTTCGTGGTCGATGTACAAGGTGCGACCAATGATGTGGCAGCGCACCAGCACGGTCGGATCGATGGCAAAGCCCCAGTCTGCGCCGAGCCGGTGGATGGCGTCTCGCGGTGCCTCAAACTCGTCTATCTTCCAGTTCTTGAAGACCCTGGCGCTGCTATTGGTCAGGTACTGGCCCATCCAGACATGGCTGTACTTGTCCGGATCGCGCCGCTTGTCGTACTCCATCTCGTCGCGCAGGACGTCAGGAAACCACGGGTTGTCGGTGAAGTTGACCTTCAGGACGGTCGCATCCTTTGGTGGCGTCGGGCCACGCAGCAGGTGATCGACCGGATCGGTCTGCTGGCGCGGGTTCCAGGTGAACCACAGCTCAGACTGCGGCTTGCGAATGGTTGGCCGCAGCAGGTCCAGGCTGGTCTGGCTCAGGCTTTGGGCCTCCTCCACCCAGGCGCAGTCGTAGCCCTCCAGCGACTTGATTGAGTCGGCTGTGTGGTTTTGCATGCCCTGAAAGATGATCATGCCGTCGCCCTTCTTGGACTTGATGACGGCTTCTTGGACCTCGAAGTAAGCGCCAGCGTTCATCTGCTCGATCTTGGTCTCGAGCAGGCGCTTGACCGACTGAGCCAGCGACTTCTGGACCTCGCGCACGCAGACACTGCACCGCTTCTGGTCCATGATGTGGGCCTCGATCATCAGCTCGGCAAACATGTGGGACTTGCCGGAGCCTCGGCCACCCCATGCGCCCTTGTAGCGACTGGCCTCCATCAAAGGCAGCGCCCATTCTGGGGTCTGGAGCTGCAGGACGGTCATGCCTTGACGACCACGCGCTTGATCTCCCTGAACTCCAGAGGCGCACCGTCAGCCCCTGTGACTTCGTGCTTCTGGGTCTCAGCCCACCGCATCTGGGTCTTTGACCACCAGATCATGGCAGCGGTGTCGCCGCCCATTGCCTTCTGGAACAGCGTCCGACCGACGCCAGAGTTGGCCTTGGCCTTGCCTGCCACCAGCTCGGTGGCAAAGTGCTTGCGCAGCGTGTCGGTGTCGATGCCGCCGCGCACCAGGACTGCGATCTGCTCGATTGGCAGTCCGTAGCCTGACATTGCCTCGACCTGTTTACGCTCTGCGTCGGTCGGCTCGAAGGCTGGTCTGCCAGCACCTTCCCGAGCGCCGCCATTCGGTCCAGCCTTTTTTACGACCGATTTTTCAGTTTTTGGCTTCTTTGTTGCCATCTTTAACCTCCGCGAAAGGTTGTCCAGTTTCTGCGTGAACTGCGATTTTGCCTGTGAATTGCTGCCAGCGCTTGATGATGACATCGCAATAATCTGGTGACATCTCCATGCCAAAACATTTGCGATTCGTTTTCTCGCATGCCATCAATGTGCTGCCAGAACCTAAAAATAGATCAAGGACTGATGCGTTTTTGTCTGTGTAATTTGAGATTCCCCATTCACACAATGCAACTGGCTTCTGTGTTGGATGGACTCGTTTGTCGCGCTCGCCTTCCCTGATCATGCCATTCCAAAGCTGTTTGTGAACTCTGGCCGGACTGGTCATATTTGTCCATGCCAGCTCGCAATCTGCAAATGTGTTGACGATGCCTGAGTCGCCTCGCTTATCCCAAACAAGCCAGCATGATGATGGTGGCAATTTGTCTGAAAAGTAATTACCACCCCAAAGAACGATCTTTTTTGCACCAATGGCCACACATGCGTTGTATGCCTCAATTGCTGTATCGGTTGTCTCATCGCCAATGATTGGTTTGTAATTGCCTTTTTTTGCGACACCAAAGTCGGCGCCAACCATGCCATCTTTGACAACAGCCACACCATAAGGTGGGTCAGTAAATACAAAATCTGGGGCTTGGCCTTCGGTTAATTTTTGTATTGCATCGATGCTGGTCGAGTCACCACACATGAGCCTGTGCTTACCGAGCACCCAAACATCGCCAAGCACCGTGACTGGCTGCTCAGGCACCTCCGGCACGGCATCCTCATCGGTCAGGCCAGGCTCAATCTGCTCAGGCATCAGCGCCGCAATCTCCTCATCTGTGAACCCCACCAAGTCCAGATCGAACCCAAGATCACCAAGCTCACCCAGCTCCAGCGCCAGCAGCTCGTTGTCCCAGCCTGCGTTTAGCGCCAGCTTGTTGTCAGCGATGACGTAGGCGCGCTTCTGAGCATCGGTCCAGCCAGCAGCCACCATGACCGGCAATGATGCCATGCCGAGTTTGCGAGCCGCCATCACGCGACCATGACCGGCAATGATGCTGCCGGACTCGTCCACCAGGACTGCGGTGGTGAAGCCCCACTCGCGGATGCTGGCCGCGATCTGGGCCACCTGCTCCTCGCTGTGGGTGCGCGAGTTCTTGGCATATGGCACCAGCTTCTCGATGGGCCACTGCTCTACCTTATCGGCTGGATTTACTTTGTGTGATTTCGTGGTCATACCCGATTGTCCTCCAGAATTTGTTTTCTCGCCATCCTCATGGCGTCCTTGAGATCAAGCCTGAGCTGCTCGTTTGCGGCCTGCTCGGCCTGCAGCTTGGCATAGACCTCGGCTGCGAACTTTGCCAAGGTGTCGTGTTGCCAGGTTGCGAAGTTTGGTTGGTCGGCTGGTTCGGTCATGTTCTAGCGCTCATGTTTGGGGTTACAAGATCATGCCATTTGCGATGGCACGCGCGGCAAAGATACCCAACGGGCCATTGGTCTGCTTCCTCGCCGAATAAATACTGCGGTGCCCAGTGATGTAATTCAGCTTCATTAGCATCACACACTTCGCATTTAATCTGGATTTGTTTTTTCTCGATATATTCCGCTGTTTTAGTTTTCACATATTGCAGCGGTCCATTTTCTCGCGCATATTCTTGCGCGATTCTTTTCTTCACATATTTTGCGAATACCTCACCGCACGCTGCACAGTAAATCGGATACACGGTCGCACCTGATGCGATGTTGGTGATGCCGATCTTGAGCTGATCTGATCCGCAGGTCTTGCAGTTATCCACAGGTTGCCTCCTTCTGGGTCAATTTTCGCCACATCGTGGCTGGGACAATGGGACACACCCTAAAGGTGTGTGTCCTGTCCTGTCCCAGGCTGCCGACGCCTTGTCCTCGGGACACTTGTCCCACTTTGTCCTGTCTTGT